AGGATGCCAATATGTTACGATATGTTTCGGTGGCGTATATACAACAAGTTTCTGAAGAGCGTATTCATCTCCACCTTTCATCGTACCGCAGATATGTACTTCACCTGTACCAATATCAAATTCATCTACTCTATGGAAATGTCCCATCATTACTGAATCAAATCTATAGTTAAGAACGTTCCTAAAATTGGATACCTGTCTAAGAATTGCTGTTCCTAATCCCGCACCGGGAACTGAATCTCCATGCATTATTAAAATTTCTTTATTACCTACATTAAACGAATTTATAAAACTTTTCGGAATATCAAAGGTAATATTTTTTTGTTCTCGACAAAATGCTGCTACCCATTGATACAACATATAATCCCAATCCATATATTTATCTTTCATTGGAGGTTTACGAGTCATTCGTCCATGATTGCCGACAACGCAAGGCACATGAATCATTTGAAAATTACCTGCTAAGAACATTAAAGCTTGTGCAACTAAATTGGCTCCTCTAATCATCTGACCCATACAATTATCTATATTTGTTCGGGCTAATTCCTCATGGATATCCCCACTAATCATATCTCCTAACATTGGAACCATTAGACAATCTACAGGCGCAAAATTACGCCGTAATTCAACTAGCTGGAGTAATTTATGCGCCCATCCATATAATCGCTTATTAAAAATATCAATGCTATATGAATTCAAGCCTGCCATTTGTTCCGCTTCAACTCTATCTCCAATGTGCAAATCTGTAAGTGGAGCAACGCACACTTGAGGAGTGCTAGCTCCTTTACTCGTTTTAGCAGAAGGTATTTGCACAGCACGGATAGCAGGAGCCATATTCTGTATTGTATCCACAATAAGTTCTTTTTTCGTTGAATCTTTGATCGAAGTTTCATATAATTTTTTCCAAAATAAAGATTCAGCCTTATAAGTAGCGACTTTTTTATCCAATTTTACCCTATCCTCTACTGAAAAATCAGTCGGTGGGTTGTCTGAATAAACCTCCCTGTCGTACCATCTTTGTACGGTTGTTCGATGGGTGTTTATACCATGCACTTCCGCTAGCCACTTTACGATTGATGTCCACGTTTGACCTACTCGACGCTTTTTTACGATCTCTGATCTTGCCTCTTCTGGAATCATATGTCCTCCTTACTGTTAACACTATAACTTTCCCACAACTAATACAGGACAAATCTTTATCTAAATTCTTTCCTAAAAGACCCTTACATTTTGGACAATTAAACTTCATGTAACCAATCTAACATTTTTTGTACCGCAGATTTTTCTGCTTTGATTTCTTCGTTTTCTTCTGGAATATCTAGCATCTCTTCAGTACTACCTTCCTCATCTGGTTCCGTTATTGTATCATCTGAGTCTCGTTTCAACGAATCTAACCCAACAGGCATATTTGTACTAGATAATTGTAATGGACTACCACCATGTACCGAATATTGGGTGATATTAGTTGATGCAATATTATTACTTTCTTTATTAGTTTCATAAGACTTACCTTTTTTAGCCTTATCTTCATCATCAATGCCCTTAACATTATTAACAAACTCATTTTGTTCCACATCAGAGTTAGGATCAAGACGTGGTTTGCGTTCAATGAAGGGTTCTTGGGGACGTTGTGTAGAAAACTGTTTAGGAGTATTGGCAGTGGTATTACCATGCGTAGGCATCTTTTGCATGGCTGTAAATGCTACATTCGTATCTTGAAAATTATTTCCACTCTCATCTCCCGGATTTAAATACGCACCTGTTGGTAAGGACTGCGACCTTTTATCTTTGTTTTTACGTGCAACAGGACGATTCATATTACGTGCATCGTCTACGCCTACTTCAGCCATAACGGTTTCCTTTGGTATACTACTATTACCCAATGCCCCCGCTCCAATAGTAACTGGAACGGTGTTCTCTGTGGTAGGTGATCTATTCACCTCTTCATCTCCCCCCCGTTTTTTCGCTTTAGTCTCTTGTGGAAAGGGTGGCTGATAGGGTCGTTCATTATATGGAGTATATGTTCCATGCGGCCCTTCCCCAGCCTTGCGTAACTCGTCCCCAACATGATGTATTAGTTCTACAAGAAAAGTTTCATCATCGAGAGATTTGAAACTATTATTAAGGAAGTCGTCTAATTTAGCGGGGCCAGATTTATTTTTTTTCGATCCGGAAGACCGACGATGTAATAGCTTATCTTTCTTTGCTCCATAGGTTGGTGTAAAAACACCGGGATCAGAAGAAACAGCTACTGTACCCATATCTGCTGCACCTCCATCGTCCTTCTCAATAGACGCAGCCAAAAATGTTTCTTCCGGATTGATGGGCAAACCTTCAATAGCAAAGCGTTTAGCCTGTTCTGTCAGTAATGCTTGTTTAGCATCCTCCAGTTCTTTTTTTTTCGCGTCAGCCTCCGCTTCTTCTTCCAACGCTCCTAAGTTCTGTGCTGATGCTTGACGCTGCCTTGTTACCTTCCGTTTAAATTGTTTTGGCGTTAGACCATGTATATTTTTAGTCGGCATCTGTTAACTCCGTAACATCTGAAAACAGTTCATCTACCATAGACATTTGTTGCTGGTCATTAGTCGTAGGAGGTGTTTGGAAATGGTTAGTAAACATGGCTTTTTGCACATCTAACACACCGTTTTGCGTTAAGTCAGCAACATAGTCTACACCATCTTGAACAAACCACATCTGTTTACCGTCGTCTGTAACCTCTTTAATAATCGGTGATAGATAGCCCTTATTCACTAAACCTTGCATCCACATTACAGGTTTAGGAGATTTCTTTGGTGTTCCCATACCTTTAGGTTCATCAGCTTTATCCCGTGCTTCAGCATATTCATCTATATCCCGTTCCTTGCGCCCTCCAATACCGGCAGGCGGTGTAAATCCTGCCCCAAAGACCATACCATTTTTACCTTTCGTCATTTCCATCATTTGCATAGGAATAGGCGGGGCTGGAGCGGCTCCTCCACCTTCACCACCACCCGGTGCCGCCCCTTGATTACCGGGGGCTGGGTTAACGCCCGTTGGCGCACCCGGCTGTTGAGACATTTGTTGTTGCATTTGAGCGTTCATCATATCACTCTGTTGTTCCATTTGATCAAGCCCCATTGCCATCTGTTCACCTTGCATCTGAGCCATTGGAACAGCACGACCAGCTAGAACAAATTCAGCATCTTCTAAGGGAACGTTATCATCTTTAAGTTTAACTTGATATCCCAATTGAAGATACATATTTACTACTTGAGCGCGTTGTTGGGCAAAACTAATACGTGTCGCTTCAGCCTTTTCTTCAGGCAACGGAAGTTGTAATTCATAATCAGTTATTCCAAAAGCATTTAAAATCTGGGGAAATACTTTCTCGTGGAACAATCGTTGATCAGATTCTACAACCCTACTCATAACTACAAGCTGCTGTGTCTGGGTAGATAATCCACCAAAAGCTTCAGGCGCACCTTGCCATGCAGGAGTAACGCCCCACATTGCCGCAATTCTTTCTCTAATCTCGTTCCGTACAGGAAGATACTCCATTTCCTGCAATGTATGGAAGAGACGCACCATATCAACTCGACCCCGTTGGTTTCGTGATGACACAGCAACCATTGGAATATAATTAGGGTCTTGTCGTACTTGCGCTGCAATATGTGACCGCTCTCGCCGTAAGCTTTCCGGATCATCAGTATGTACCATGATCATTGAGGCAGGCATTTTCCTCTCAAAGAAATATCTGTAAAGATTTTTATCCATTCCAATTAACGTTAAAGCTTTCTCAAAAATTGTTAGTAATGGACTCCACCCATATGTTTCGGAAGGGGAAAATTTAGATAGATGAATTATTTCATTATCGAGCAAATAAATATGCTTATTCCTATGATAGTATTTATACATAACAGGCTGACAAGCCACTTTACACCCCGTATCCTCACATGTTCGGGGGGATTCATACAATTTTTCTCGATGTATGGGGCATAAAAAATGAGCATTTTTTGGTAGGCCAGCCGCGTCCAAATCGAACTCAACCAAGGCTGGGTTAAGCCTTCGGATTTCCATGACTTTTGATCGTATTTTCCCATCGCCAGTATCCTTATATTCTTTAGCTAAATATAAAAATCCGTCATCGATTGAATTGACATCAAAATGAAACTGTCTTAGCACTTCCTCTAAACTTTGATCAAAAATATTACAGTCATCTACAAATGCTTTAAGCCTTTTCACCTGATCTTGATCAGGATTTTCAACTGTAGGCTTCCACACAATTCCCCGTCTAAACACCTCGTTCGTAATATGATGCAACGGCGCACGTATTTCTTCTACCGAAAAAGTGACCATTTGTAAATCCATTATCAACTGTTGACGGTAAGCCATTTGATGGCGTACCCACGTATTAACTACGTGATCAAGGCCAATGGTTGGTGCTTGTCCTGTATTACCCGCTTTAGCTAATTGGAGAAAACTTAACGATTCGTTTAACTCAGCCATTTTATTGGCGTAACCGGGTAATTCAGGTAAATATTCTGAAAGTTTCATATATTAATCCTTACTTAAAGTCTCAACATCTGACATAGCTGTCAACTTTAAAATTGAAGTCATTGCCATCTCTTTTAATCTATAACCATCAGAGCGTTTATCCCGCATGTCCAATTCTAATTCTCGATTTCTTGCCTCAAGACGATTTATCTCACTCTTATATTGTACTAATTCTTTGTCCATTTCCAGAAGTTTTGTACTTTGTTCTTCATTTACCAAAAGGAAATCACCTTCAGGTGTCTCTTCGTCTGTTCCTAAATGAGCATTTTCAAGTACTCCTATTCGTGCTGCTTCTCGTATCAACACTATAAATTCGCCTTCTGTTAAAATCTTAATGGCAGGACTATCATCTGGTACATCGTCATCAACATCATAACCAGTTAAAGATTCATGCCACGTATCCAAAATACGCCATGTCTTCGTATCTTCATCTCGATTCGCGATATATTGTTGGTCACGTTCTCTAAGCATATTACCCATCATGAGTTCATACCATCCTTTACTACGCTACGAATTTTCTGTGTAAACTAGTCCACTCTTCGGTTTTTTTCTGTTAATATTGTAAGTCTAATGCATCCGCTAATTGTGTTGGACTAAATCCAACTATTGCTTCATCCCCTATCACTGTTACTGGAGTAACCCTATAGCCCATTTTCAATAGAGTTGCATGATTATCATTACTTTCAGAAATATTTCGTTCTTCAAATTCAATCTCATGTTGTTTCAACCAAGACTTGGTTGCCATGCACGGCCCTCAACCAATTGATGTATATACGATTACTTCTTCCATTCAGTCCTCCTTCATGGCTTTTTCACGACAGGTTTGATCAGCACATAAACCAACTAATTCACCTTTATTATAGGCCGCAGTAAATGTTCGCCAACTATATACTATACAAGTTCGTTGTAGTGTTGTCCATATTACACCTACAGAATCACGCATTCCACTCTCCTTAATTAACTATCAAGTAAAGTAAGGTTATCCAAACCCCACTCATAATACCTAGATTAGTAACCATCATAAACTTTTCAAACATGTGAAACCTCCTTCTTTCTAACCTTCTCTATTACACTATCCTATATGATTTACTCTGGGATCATTAAATTTTCTATAGCATTAATAGCCGTCTTGGTAAACTGTCGAAGTTCTTTAACAATAGCTTTCTTTTCTGCCGTTGTAATTTTTTTATCTTTCATCGCATTTCCAAGAACTTCTACTACATCTATAGCTTCTTTTATAATAGCTTTACCCTCCGCAGTTTGTCCCATGTTTAACTGCATCATGGTAATTGCTAACTGCATTAACATAAATGGATTCATATTAGATCACTCTCCTTTCTTTCGTAAAATTGTAGGCACAATAACCCATAAACTAAATAAGATCATAAATGCGATAATAGCAATAAGCATTATTCTATCGGAACCAATTCATTAAGTCTAGCTCGTACTTCATCTACATCCTTTTCAAAATAATCATAATTGAGAGGGATAAATGCCTCTTCAGCTTTAGGTACATCTCTTTCGTCAAAGATTGAATTAACTGGACAAACTGGTTCACACGCCGCACAGTCGATACATTCATCGGGTGCGATATACACCATTCGGTCTACTCCCTCCTCAAAGTAAATACAGTCTACTGGACAAACCTCTATACATGCTGTATCTAATACATCTACACAAGTAGACGTTACTATATATGTCATCTTACTCCTCTCGTTCCTTCTCCACTAAGGGGTTATTTTTCAGTTCATCTTGCCACATCCGTTCTAAATATTCGTCAAAACCGGGGAAGTATATAAAAGAATGTCTCCAATTAGAACCACACATCATCTGTTCACCCTCCACACGCATACTTCCCCCACCAAATGGTTCAGCTATTATAATCTCTGCTATCATACATTTCTCTTCATACTTAGCATTAAAGTCATCCATCACTTTTATATGATACGGGATGATCATAAGACAAGCTATAAGAAAACCTAAGATAAGCCACAGCACTTTCTCTCGTAACATATTGCTCCTTTACTAACTGGTTGTTGGTTCTGCTATCGTTACTTCCACATTGTCTTCGACAGTTATATTGGCCCCTGTAACAGTCGTAGCAATCGTAAATTCCTTAGTGCTGAAGCCGTTCCCGGCCCCAACTTCGTTCAGAAGAATATGCATAGTTCCTACATTCATCCTTGAAAGTACGCAATCACCGCCTTTGGTATATAGATTAGAAAGTCTAAGTGTGCCAATTTTTCCATTAACGCCACTCGTCGGAGCCTGTATCCAAATGCGGTCATATGTACCCCCCGATGTGACCATTGCATCAGCCTGTTGATGTCCACCACCTATTGCTCTCATTCTAGAAGTGCCGGGACTTGGAGCAATTGATTGCCCATCGCTAGCATTTCCACGAACTACTATAGTATGTGCTTGAATATCTGTCAAGGTTAACTTCTTACAACGAGAGTTTTCAAAAACTAATAGTCCTATTTCCAACCTAGTTGCGTTAAAGCCTGACGCAGCAGCATTGCCTGAAATCTGCACAACATTCGCCTCACCTGACGGTAGTGCAGACCCCGTAAAAACAGTGCCGACACTGACATTTTCTATGGCTATCTCTCGAACAGGTGTGCTACCTAAGTCGATTCTTAACGTATTATCACCTTCTACATAGCTTGTTGGAATATCTAATGGAGCCGCATAAACTCCTGAATCTCCTCGATTAAATGACCTATCCGCAAATACCGTTTCATTTACGACGACTCCACTACCCACGGCTGACCCCGCGAATAATAAGCCAATCGCCATCTGTGGATTAAGTCCCATCATCCGTAAAAATGAATACGGACTTTTAATAATTTTAAAGGTCATCTGGAATTTTGCGGACTCATCATTCAGGTACTGTACTTTTGCCAACAACCAATCACGCTTACGAATCATAGCACGATAGGAATTCATGGGTGAATGACACACTCCCCAGAATGCGGCCTTTATTGTTCTAACGAATGCCATGCATCCAGCTTGTATTTTTCGCCCAAGCGCTTTGAACAGGCCAAGAATAAAAGTAATGAAGACATGGAATACTTTAGTAACCATACGCCCCGGAAAGAAAAGTATGTTTAAAATACGTTGTATCATCGTATACCCCCTACGAACCGATTCATATCACTCCTTATTATACTACCTTACGCCACTAAACATGCGCTCCAACCACAACTCTTACACGATTGACAGCCTTCTTGCATAACAATATGCGGATTACTGCAACAATTTGACTCATCCGGAGAATACCCTTTAACTAAAACTTCTTTCTGTCTACTCCCGGTTCGATACACAGTAATACCTTTACAACGTGTCTTCCACGCTAACATATAGGCATTGTGAATATCTTCCACAGAAGCCGTGAAATCAAAATTAATCGTTTTAGAGATACCTGAATCTACATATTTTTGAAAAACAGACTGCATCAAGACATGATCATATGGAGAAATTTCAGGGGCCGTAATATAAACTTTCTGAACCCATTCAGGAACATCTGTCCTATCTCCTAACGATCCACCTTCAGCCAGATAATTCATTAGATCATCTGAATAAAATCCATACTCTTTAGCATCTCGTTCAAAATATTTATTCACATAGGTCAATGTTTTACCCTCTAAAATATTTTGCTTGTTCCACACTAAAGCGAAAATAGGTTCAATACCACTAGAACAATCAGCTAACATTGAAATAGTACCTGTTGGGGCAACCGTTACTC